AATATCATTATCTGATATATTGTCTTCTTTATCGGTATTATCTATATTAATTTCTTCTTCTATAATATCATTATCTGATATATTGTCTTCTTTATCGGTATTATCTATATTAATTTCTTCTTCAGAATCAGAATCAGAATTAGAATTATTTTCATCATCTGAAAAATTTTCATTATTTGTAATAATTTCTTCTTCATTATCGGATACAATAATTTCTTCTTCAAGATTTATTTTATTTTTATTAATAAAAGTACTTGATTTTTTGTTATTATTAATTTCATTATCAGAATCCGAATCAGAATCAGAATCAGAAGTAAAAGATTCAGTTTCCCATGATTCGTAACTATTAATACTTTCGTTATCACTTTCAGTTTCATATTTTTTTTGATATTTATTAGATTTAGTTTTTGGTGGATTTATTGAAAAATCGAGATAATTAGTTAAAATATTTTTTAATGGTAGATTTTTTCTAACAGTATCATTAATAGCTATTTTAATAATATTAATAGCTTCTCTATAATTTCTGGTTTCTTCCCATTTATCAATATCATAATCTCGAATCAATTCAGGATGACTATATAAAGATCTAGCTACTTCTTTATAAACAAAATGAATAAAATTTGGCAGAGTCGGAACATTAACATCAATCTGTTTTTGGATACTTGTGGCTGAAAGTATTTTAGTATTACTTAAAAAAACAGCAGCAATAAGATCTTGTAAATATTCACATTGCGATTTTGAAATAATTCTCTGAGTTTCTCTGTTAATTATATCAATATTCCATTGAGGAACAAATTTCATTTGTTGTTGAAATTTATTCATAATATTTCTATCTCCAATTTTTAGGCATTGTTCTTTAACATCTTTATATAATTGTTTAATTCCTTGATAAATGTGTGGTGTAATTATATTATTAAGTTGTTCTTGATATTCTTTTTTAACAGTTGTTAAATATTCTATATTATTCGTATTCATATTCATATATATATAATTATTAATAATTATGAAAATAGAACTAAATATTTAACGCAAAAAAGTAAAAATATAATATAAAAGTTAATAAATAATAAAATATATATATATCAATATGTTTAACTTTTCAGATAATTCAAATTCCGTTGATAATAATGAGTTGTATAATATTTTAGGAGTTTCCAAGAAAGCAACAACAAAAGAGATAAATAAAGCATATAGAATGAAAGCTTTAAAAAATCATCCAGATAAAGGTGGTGATGAAGAAGTATTCAAAAAAATAGCAGGTGCTTATGAAATATTAAAAGATGAAGAAAAGAGACAAGTATATGATAGACATGGATTAGAAGGATTAAAAGCTCAGAATGAGGGGATGAGTAGTGGTGGTATTCCAAGAGATATATTTGATTTATTTACGAATAGATTTTCCGGAGGTATGTTTGGTGAATTTAATAATATGCATCCAAATTCAAGACATAATCATCAAAGAATGCAAAAAGGAGCAACAGTAAATGTAGAATTAGAAGTTCCATTAGAACAAATGTATATTGGTGCTATTCGTAAATTACGATTAAAAAAAAATATAATATGTCCTAGTTGTGAAGGAATTGGTAGTAAATCTAAAAAATTATTAAATTGTTTACATTGTCATGGTTTAGGAAGACAAACGCAAATTAGACAAATGGGTCCAATGAGACAAGTAATTACAAGTAATTGTTCTTATTGTAGAGGTAAAGGTAAATCTATAAAAATAAATGATATATGTCAAAAATGTAGAGGTAAAACAGTAATACGAGGAGCAAATATTTTGAAAATCGAAATAAAAAAAGGTATGAAACAAGGTGAAGTAATACTTTTTAAAGAAGAGAGTGATCAAGAGCCAGGTATAATTTCGGGTGATATAATAGTAAGAATAAAGGAAAAAAAACATGATAAATTTATTCGTAAAGGTGATAATTTAATTTTTAAAAAATCTATAAGTTTAAGAGAATCATTATGTGGTTGTTCTTTTTCAATCAAATTATTAAATGATAATGTAATTTTAGTAAAAACTGAAAAAGGTGAAATAATTAAACCTAGTCAATTTAAGAAAATTTCTAATTATGGAATGCCGCGAAGAGATGGTAGTAATGGTGATATGTATATAAAATTTAAAATAATTTTTCCAAATAAGATAGAAGAAAATATAATAACAAAATTAGAAAAGATATTAAGTTCTCAATCAAAAAAGATAAGTGAAAATACGAATATCTTATTAGTAGAAATGGATGATATAAGTACTAATGAGATTAGGCAAATATTAGAGGGTGATAGTTATAGTAATGATGATAATGATGACAATGATGATTTTGATAATGAACATGATAGAGAAGGATGTCCGATTCAATAATCTTAATATTAAAAAATATGTTATTATAAAGTTTATTATAAGAAATAATTTATAAATTATTATTTTATAAATAATAATTTATAAGAAGAATGGATGGTTCAAATATTTCAATTAAATGTTTTGATAATTTGTTATTTATTTTATTCAAATTACCGAATGATTTAAACAAAATTATTTTTAAATATTATAATAATCAAAATAAATGTTGTAAATGTGAACAAAATTTTGATAATCTTAAAAAATGCTTGTCGTGTAATTTATACTTATGTGAAACTTGTCATTACAATTTGTATAGAATTTTATATTAAATTTTTATTCTATAAAATTTTTTTTTGTTTAATTCAAATAAATTTTGTAATTTTTTAGCATTATTTACATTTATATTATTTGCTAACATATATTCAAACATTGTTTTAGATCCCATTGATTTATTACATTTAGAACATATTGGTAATAAATTTATTAAATTATTACAACCACCATTTTTTTTTGATATTATATGTCCGATTTCAAAATTTTGTTGAGATATTGTATGTATATTACAACAAAAACATTTATCTGTTCCTTTATCCACACCAATATATTCATTCCATACTTGATCACGAATACCTCGTCCCAAAATCGAATCATTGTTATTTTCCCATATTTTTTGTCTAATATGTTCTATCCATTCAAATTTTGGAAATAAACCTAAATATAAACCGCCTTTCTTTTTTATTTTATTCATAATTGTATCAAATTTAACTTGACCTTTTTGAGGAAAAAATGACATTGGTTGAAGTGAATAAAAATTATTTACTTTTTCTAATATAAATGTGAAATCTGTACTTGAATCTATTATATCAAAATCACTTATAATATTACTATTTAATAAATAATTTTCAAAATCATTTTTATTGATAAATGGTCGTCTTGCTTTCTTTGTCGTAAAAAAATTTTTATATTTTTTAAAAAAATAATCTGATGTTTCTACTATTATTTTTTTTTTATTCTTATCTTGTAATTTATAAACATCAGATAATGGTAATAATTTATTCAATGTTTGAAATAATTCTTCTATATGTTCCATAGATCTTGCTGGAATTACAACTAATGGGACTTTTTTATCTTCATTAAATTTTTCATCATGTCCAAATAAATATTCTATTGCTTTAAATCGATGTTGCCCATCGATTATATATAACATATTATTATATTTAGCAACAATTAAAGGTGAAATGAATTCAAATATATTTTCATTTAGTTTTTTTTGATAATGTTCTATTATATCTTTTACTCTTTCAGTATCAACTGGTCTTTGAAAATACGGTGCTTTCCATTTCAAGCGTAATAAATCATTTACATTTAAAAACCAATAGTCACATAAATTATTTATATTTTTTATAATTGGTGTATCATTAAATTCATCCATTTCATTTGATAATTTCTGTATTGATTTTTTTAATTTTTTGTTTTTTTCTCGTTGTGTTTTATTTTCTCTTTTTAAACTATTTAATCTTTGATATAATACAACTCTTTCACCTTTCAATAGAGTATTTTCCTTTTTTAATAAAATTTTTTCATTTATGATTCTATCATATTCAGATCTTAATTTTGTCATATTTTTAAAAATATACTATATTATTGGAATAATTATAATCTTTATTAAATACCGCATTTAATCTACTTATTGTAAATGATTTACTTCAATAAGAAATATTATTATTAAAATAACTGTTTATTTTTATATATTAAAATTCAAATCACTTGTACTCATCTTCGGAATTATAAATTCAGAACCTGAACTTAAACTTAAACCAGATATATTACCAATTTCGTTAGCTTTTTTAATACTTATTTTTGATACCTTTGATAATTTGTTTGCTTTTATTTTATCTTCTTTTTCTTTTTTATTAGCTTTTATTTTTTTTTGTTGGTTTAGAAATTTATAAATATTTCGTTTCATACGCATCAATACGTTTTTAAAAAAAATTTTAAATCTCTCTGGTGTTTTTTCATAAATTTCTTTTGTTTTTACAACAAATTTAGCATATAGTCTTTTTGCCTTTATTCTTTTCTTTTTTTTAAATAGTTCTATTATTTTTGTAGTAACGTCTTTTGCAATTTCTTTATATTTTGTCGTTAAATCATCTATTTTCTTTTTCTCAAGAATCTTTTTTGCTAGTATTGCAGCATTTTTAGCAAATGTTTTTTTTATTGATGTAAACAAATTTTTTTCCTCTTCTTCTTCCTCTTCTTCTTCCTCTTCTTCTTCCTTTGCTTTTTCCTTTGCTTTTTTCGTTGCTTTTTTTATCATTTCGCCCATATTTATTTTTCCAAAAAAACCAAAATGTTCAAATGTATCAGTTTTATCTAATGTATTTGACATATTTCTTATATTATATTACATATATTATATTTAAAATATTATATATTTTAAATATTATATTTAAAAATTAATAATATCGTCTACTATGATGAATATATATATTTGTATAAATATCGTAGTATTTGAATATTATATTTTAAAATTAATGATATCGTTTACTATGATGAATATATATATTTGTATAAATATCGTAGTATTTGAATATTAAATTTGGAATATCATTATTTGTATTAAAAATAATTGATAAATTATCAATTATTTCTGATTTAATTTTTTCAGATGCTTTATTAAAATTTTTAATATCTTTATTTAAAATTTTATTTTGACTGATATTAAATACTGTTTTATTATTTAAATTTTTAATATTTATATTTATACCACATGTTGTTAAATATCTAATAATATGCTTTCTTTTATAATACATTGCTATATGAAGAGCAGTATTTCCTTGTCTATTTACTGTATTAATATTTATATTGGTATTTTTTAAAATTTTGTATACAGTTTTTACATCACCATTTTGAGCCGCGATATGTAATGAGGAATAATTTTCTTCAAAAACTAACTCGCTATCAATTTGTAATGAATCTAATATTTCATTTATATAAATAAATAAAGTATTTCTGAAAATAATATTCATATTGTCCATATTTTTTAAAAAATACAATAATTCTATTCCCCCCCCAGATAAAAAATGATGTTTAAATGATATTGAATTTGATATAGATATTAAAAATTTACAACAATTTATAATTATTGTTTCATTATATGGAATCTGTCGTAATAAATAATTATAAATATATTTTATTAATAATTCAGTAAATTCTATAATACAAATTTGTTCAGAGAATTCATCTAATTCTATATCTGAACATAAATTTATTAAAATTTGTATAATTGAAGAAACTAATTTATCATTTTTAATATTTTTTGAAAAAATATTTTTAATGATTAATAAAAATTTATGTTTACCAATACATTTTTTATAACTATTCATTAAACATAAATTTGATAAACAAATAAATATTGATTCTAATACTTCGTTCGATTTTGTATTTCGAAATACTATTTTTTTTATTTGTTTAATTGTATTTAAACCAATAAATTCACAACCATCTTCATTTCTTGTAATATTAGTTAAAATATGATAAATTTGAATTTGAATATCATCCCATTTATTATAAATATCACGGAATAATGACATTTCGATATCTTTAATTATACCTATATCACATAATAATTTACAATGATTTGAAGCAATTTGAGATACACATTTTAAACAAAGTCTTTGTAAAAATTCATTAAATTTATAAATTTTCATTATATTTTTAATAATTATGATATCATTTTGTATATTTTTACAACTGGTTTCATTTTTTATACTTATGTTATTTAAATTTTTTATTAATATATTCCATTTTATTCTGTATGGATTTTTTTGATTATATAAAATACAAATAATATAATCATATACTTTCTCATAAATAAAAATATAATTTTTACTATCTTCATCATTATTTTCAATTAATAATTCTATATATAAAAGTCTATTTATTTGACATAATAATTCAAAATTTAAAATATTATTTTTTTCAGTTTTAAATAATACATCATAAATATTTTTTATTGTATTCCATATTTTATCAAAATTTGTATTATTATTATCTTTTAGACATACATTTGTGTATAATGTTTCAGTTATTTTATATAATTTTGATAAATTGGAATCATACACATTCATTTTTTCCATTTTTATAAAAAATCAATTTTAAATTAAAATTATTCATCGTTATCTGATAAAATTAAACATTGAGAATTTAACATAATTTTTTCTGATTGATTATTATTTAATAAAACAAAATCATTTTCTTCATCACTACTATCATCGATTAATAGTTTACCAGATTCAAGATTTTTTGATACTCTTTTTGTTGTTTTTTTTCTAATTGGTTTCAATATATCATCGCAACTATGTTCTCCTTTTGTTCTTCTTTCTTCAACTTCTTGCCAAAATTTTTTTATTTTTGGCAAGGCTTCTGTAAACCATTTATTATCTCTATTAATATATTTCTCGGAACTTTTTTCTAATTTCCAATATTTGTATTTATCGCCATATACATACATATTTGTATTTTCTTCCATCATTTTATTGATAGAATTATCAATAAAATCTTCTTGATTTTTTATTGTTAAATTCATTGGAGGATATATATATTTTCTTTCCCCTTTTGCTTTATCTAATACAGATCCAATAACACCTTTTTCCAAACCATTAGAACTTCGTCTTTCATCTAATACAGTGATATAATTTGTAGGAATATCATTCGTTTCTAAAATTATATTCAAATCCGTTTTATTATTTTTATAAAAAATATCTTCAGAATATTCTTCTTTACTTGAATATTCTACTATCAAACATTCAAAAAAATGACAAACTTGTAAATTACAAACTTCCAATTGAATTTGCATTTGACAAATATATTCATAAGGAACTATACCAGTTATTTGTCGTTTTGGAGGACATTTGATTTCAATCATAATACCATCTGGTGTAATACCATCGGGTGAAGCACCTAAACAAGATATTGTTGGATGAGGAATCAAACCAAATTCATGAACTTTAGTATAATTATGTCTACTTTCATAAATCCCAATAGCTACATCTTCATATATTTGTCCATGCATTGTGAATTTATTTCCTTTAAATGGTTTTCCTTTACCACATTTTTTTAAAATTATATCATTTCGTGTATTATATTTACCTTTTCCTAATATTGCACAAATATCACTAGCAGTACACATTCCTTTTCTCATTTCATACCATTCAGGTGTTCTTTGTTCCGGTTGTTCAACCGTCAATAAATGTTCAAATTGTTGTTTTAATAATTCTAACTTTGTATCATCTACTTCTTTAACCGTTTTTAACAATTCATTTCTCATTGAATCTAATTCTACATATGTTTGAGCATTTACAGTTAGTAATTCTTCATCTATATTATCGTCATCAGAAGATGAATCATTTTCGTCATTATTGGTAATAATATTATGTCCTTGGTTATCATCATTTGTTTGATTATATGATTCAATATTTTCTAAAACCATATTATAAATATCATTATAATCTAAATTTTGATGAAATTGTTCTAAAATTTCTATTACTGATGATATAATTATATCTAAATTCTGAAAATTAAATGAAATATTACTCAAATCATAATCCTCTAAAATATTATTTATATCATTCAAAATGTTATTATTTATTAAATTATTTAAATTCATTATTATTTTAATTTATATATACAATATGTTTGTTAATTTCTATTTTCTTTATCATTTAAATACATATATGTAATATATATTAATTAGATATATTACCTTACAAAATAAAATCTTTATTTATGGAACAAAAACTAGAATTAAACATTGATATGAATGGAACTATCGGTTCTCAGGTATTAAAATATGCAACTTCATTATCAAATTGTAAGAAATTAACACTTCGAGATTTAATTAGAAATCTCGATAGTGATAAGAATGAATATGAAGCACATTATTGTCTTCCATTTGGAACTACTAAATTTGAATATAAAAATTCTCGAATGGAGATTATATATAATTGTTTTGAAAATAATATTGTAGGGACATCTCATAATGCCATAATTCCAAAAACATTGAAGATAATTTGTTTTGCAACAAAAGATATTTTGACACAATTTTTGATTGATTCTAAAGAATTTTCACAACCCAAAAAAGAAAATAAAATTATTTGTAAAATTTTAAAAAATGGATATTGGTCATTTTTAACTAAATTACCAAAAAGAGATAAATCTTCTGTTTTTTTACCCGAAAAACAGAAGGAAATTATTTTAGAAGATGTTTTAAAATTTAAACAAAAAAAAGAAGTATATCTAAAATATGGAATACCATTTAAAAGAAATTATTTATTTGAAGGAATACCAGGTTGTGGTAAAACTACATTAATTTTATCAATCGCTTCAGAATTAGATATGGATATTGCAATCGTTAATTTTGGACCTAATATTACTGATAGTATTTTTATGAATGCAATTAGTAATTTACCAAAAAATTATATTCTTGTTTTGGAAGATATTGATTCTTTATTTCTTAATAGAGAATCTACTAGAGAAAATAAAAGTAGTGTTACATTTAGTGGTATATTAAATACTCTTGATGGATTAGCACGTAATGAAGGATTAATTACATTTATGACAACTAATTATGTCAAAAGATTAGATAAAGCATTAATACGACCAGGTAGAATTGATTATAAATTAAATTTTGATTATGCAACAAAATATCAAATTCAACAAATGTATAAATTCTTTTTTCCAAATAAATTAGATAACTTCGATAAATTCTATAAAAAAATTAAAAAATATAAAACTACAACAACTGTATTACAAAAATATTTTTTTGAAAATATTGAATCACCGGACAATATTATTAAAAATTTAAAAATTTTTATTGATTTATGTAAAGATTATAATAAAGATGAAGTTTATAAAAATATGTATATTTAAATTTTCTTAAATTTTTTGATATTAGTTTTTATTTTTATAAATATTTATAAAAATATTTATAGAAATAGAAATAGAAATAGAAATAGAAATAGAAATAGAAATAGAAATAGAAATAGAAATAGAAATAGAAATAGAAATAGAAATAGAAATAGAAATAGAAATAGAAATAGAAATAGAAATA